GTGTTTGAAAACGTTAAAAATTCTAACGTATTTGCTGTGATGGAAGATGACGAAATCAAATTCACAGTCACTCCTAAGGTAACTGCATTTGTAGGCTATGACGGAGTAATTACAGTTGAATAAAATCAAAAAGGTAGAGAAGCCCAAACTGTATTATGACAAATACAAGTATAGGGCATCTCTTTATCATCAAGATTTTAATATAGCCCGTTACGCAAAAAATGAGTTTGAATTGCAACGGGCTATTGAAAATCGTTATGTTAACAATGTCTATTACTATGCAATAACTGGTTCTAATAGAAATTCAAAAACTGAACTAATTAATAAAGAGCTTCTATCAAACTTTATTGATTGGAGAAATGCTAACAGTGATAAGGTTACAATACGCATGGACTATAATAGTATCAGTGTGTATGGTAATGATTTGAAGTTGTTAAAGACACTAGAAGTTTTGGGACTTACAGTCAGTTATTATGAAATTGAACTTACTGGAAGCCCGAATATCTTGTTGAGAAAAGACCCTAAACACTCATATAGGACTTACTTTAAAAGCAAAACAGTTCCCATGGACTTTCATGATGAACTCAAAAGTTTCTTGGAATCCTACAAAAACTCAGCTTTTCCTTGCGGCGCATTAAAAAATTGGATAAGTAATTTACCAAAAAATCGTCAGTGGAGAAAGAAGTATTTAGAAGCTAGTTATTTCATTGAATATGACAACGAATCGTTCCGTACAATGTTAGGACTGACTTTTGACGACAGATATTTGGGCAAAACCTATAAAGTAGAACAGCGAGACTAATTTTGATAAATACTCTATTAATGGAGTATTTACCATGGCGAAAATCGTAGAAGATGTAATCGTAATTAAACTAAGCAAAATTGTCAAAGATAGTGATTCCACACAAGCTGGAATCGTTAGCCCTGAAATTCAAACCGCACTTGAGCAAGTGGTTCAGGAATTAGTCGGAGATTCTGTGGTAGTAGAACTGGTGCAAGCATAATGTCACAAGCCACTACCCTTATATTGCTCTCCCAAACTCCGTTTGGGTCAGGCCCAAACTTAACAGGAGAAAAGCAACCTGCAGCTTCTTATTACTTAGGTAAAAGCGACTTGCAAACACTTACTTGGAACTTTACAAATGTTTCAGCTACCGTTGTTGTGCAAGCAAGCTTGTCGGAAAATCCAACTAATACAGACTGGTTCACTGTTTATACATTGACTCCTAGTTCAACTACAGAATTGGGATTCTATAACTTGTCTGGTAACTTTGTTTGGTTAAGGGCTAACATAACTAACTTTACTACAGGTGTTATTCAATACATAAAGGTAAGCTACTAATGACCACTAAAATGTTTTTTGAGGGTGGCAATGTAGTACCTGACGCTAAACCAATCACACGCAAAAATGTTCAGACAGTCGTAAAGAATCTGCAGGGTATTATGCCTAAGGGTATCAATGTTTATCCTATAGGAAGTGCGGGGAAAAAAGATGTGAGTAGCGATATGGATGTACTAATTGATGCTGCCGAGTTGATGAAGATTTTTCCTGTTAAAGACTTAAAGACTGCAAGACAGGGTTTAGAAAACTACTTTAAAGAGAATGGATACTTTGCTGCACGAACTGGAGTCAGCGTACATGTTGGCATCCCTACAGGTGAAGATGGTGATGTAACACAAGTTGATATAATGGCTGTAGAAAATGCAAGAGATGTTGTTCCATTGCACACGCATGACTATAGCAAAGACCCAAGTATGAAGGGTGGAACATTACACGGTATATGGGCTGACTTAACTAACATGAGTTCATTACCTGATCATCCTAGTTTAATGATGAGTCCTTATAAGGGATTAGTTGATCGTGAAACAAAAGAATTGATTACTAGCAATAAAGATCAGATTGCTAAGATCATAATTGGTCCTAAAGCGAGTGCAGAAGATATGGGAAGTGTGCATTCTATATTATCAGCATTAAGAAGTGATCCGAACAAATACAAAGCAATAAAAGATAAGTGGGCACCTAACTTAGAACTAAATGAAAATATACATGACTGGTTCAGACGCACAATTAATTTATTAAAATGAAAATACAATCATTACTAGAGGCAGCAGGACAAGTAGGTCGCAAATATCAGCACATTGAAGACCTAGTAATTGCCAACGGTAGTCATGGTGCAATGCATGCCGTAGAGCGTTTGAGTAACATGATTGATAGATATGATTCTATTGAATTAAAGTGGGACGGTATGCCTGTGGTATACTGGGGGCGTGATGACAGTGGTACATTTTATATGATACCAAAGAATGCTTGGCAATACTTAAAGTCAGGCACAATGCAAACAAAAACAGGTGCGCCTACACTACCCAAAACTCCACAAGATGTTATGAAGTTCATCTTAGGTACTGGTGGCGAAGCAGATGAAAGCCGTGTGCAATTTGCTAAACAGTTTGCAAGTTTGTGGCCTTATTTAGAAAAAGCAAGTCCTAAGCGTGGTTTCTTAGAAGGTGGATTGTTATTTTATCCAGGTACTAAACCCAATGGGCAAACTGCAATGCCAATTAAAAACGAAAAAACAAACACATATGATTTTAAGCCTAACATAACTGCATTCCATGTGCCAATTGATAGCAAGTTAGGTCAACGAATTGCTAGTGCAAAAGTTATGATTGCAGCAACGGGTTATTATGATAAATTAGGTAGCAGCGAAGAAGGTAGATATCCTAACGCAGAAAGTTTATCAACCACTGATACTATTGTACAAGGCACAACATACGTAGAAGAAATGCCTGGTGTAGATACATCAGGGTTAGATAAACTAGCTAACTTCATACAATCAAATGCACAAAAGATAGATAATTATCTTGCTCCTAAGCCAGGCATGAATAATCCCGGTGGAGAATTATATACTTACTTGAATCAGCATTTAAGAACAAGTGGCTTATTAAGAGATTTCCCCGCATGGGCTCAAAGTAATTTAAGTGCAAAGAAAGCACAAACATTATTAAGTGACCCAGAAGGATTAAAAGCAACATTGGGTGCAGTAGAAGCTATCACTAATGAAAAAACGAAAGTGATAAAATCATTAAGTTTAGGATTACACGGTGGTATAATGCAAACTAATCCAGAAGGATATGTTCAAGCACATCCTGAGATTAATTTCAAATATGCATTGCCCGGACAATTTTTAAAATTAATAGACCAACTTAGTTGGCAACCGAGAAAATTATGATACAGCGTACAAAAGGTAAAACAGCAGTAGTAGGATGGGGTCGCGGCATGGGACATAAAGGTCACATGTTATTAGCCAGTGCGGTTATACATCAAGCAAAGGCTATGAATGCTACACCTATTTTTATTTTGAGTAGAACAAGTTTAATAGATCCTAGTACTGGTGATTTATGGGCTGATACCAAAAAAGTTAGATCAACAAAAGATGATCCATTAACACCACAAGAAAAACTAGCAATATATCAAAAAACATTTCCTGAAAACGCAAAAATTTTTACAGTAGCAGATGGTGAATCAGGATCACTTAATGATGCACTAGCAAATTTAGCTAAGCAAGGTTTTACTAATGTAGTACTAGTAGTTGGTGCAGATCAAAAAGCTGCATTTCAATATTTGGTAAATCCAAGCAAAGATGGTTCTATACCATATCAGCAAATGGGTTTACAGAATTTAGTAGTTATGAGCAGACAAGAAACACAAGCGCCTGGTAGCGACATAGAGGGTCCAAGAGCGACTCCTATGCGTCAGGTTCTATTAGACCCGAAAGTTAGTGACGAACAAAAGTTTGCAGTATGGCGGGATGCTATGCCAGACGCACTAGACGATAAGGAAGTGTTTGATTTAATGCAAAGAGCGCAACAAAGATTGGGTAGAGCAGAACAAGTTGCACCACCTAAGACACCAAAAGCAAAGATTAAAGAGTTCATTCAACGTGTTCGTCCTATGCTGAAAGAAGCAAGTGTAGAGAAGAAAGTGCAAGTTCTTAAACTAATTAAAGAGGCAATTGCGAAGCAAGGCGTTGCAGAAGCGGAAGAACCATATAATCTACCGCAACGTCACACAATGGATTACGGGATGCGTAAGACAATGATTCACAGACTAGCCAAAGCTACAGACTATGAAATCAGCGCATTAAGTCTAGCTAGTGACGAAGAATTGACAGAGTTATATCAACAGGTATTTCCAGATTCTAACAACGAAATAGATGAAGGGTTAGTGATATCAGGTGATGATCTTATTGATGTTTTTATAAAAGGGCAGCACAAAAACAAAGAAATTTCTTATCCTGTAGCAAAGGGAATATCCAATCAGGATTTAGAAAAAGTCATAAAAATCTTAATCACTAAGCACAAAGTAAATCCAAACGCTATCGTCTACGGTCCCAGCAAAGTTTCGGAGGAATCTGAAAACTTAGATTATCTAGACGAAAAATAATTTGACTACTAAATCCTCATGTAAATAATAGTACATTTTCATGAGGATAAAATGGCTAAGAAAAAACAAACACAAGAAGAAGCTACTATACCTGTAGGACAGGCTGTAGAAGCAATTCAAGAAATTAAAGAGCAAGACGCTCCTGCGCAGCCCGCGCAAAATCAAGTACAAGTTAATGTAGACTTCTTAAAAACTACCCGTGTACACATAGCTATGCCATGCTATGGTGGTATGTTAACTGAATCCACATTTATGAGTTTCATTAAATGGGCAAACACCGCACGTCAACTAGGAATCGACTGGACATTAGAAACAATGGTCAACGAAAGTCTAATCAGTCGTGCCCGTAATACACTAACTGCAAAGTTTTTAGACCAACAAGAATCAACGCATTTATTCTTTGTTGATGCTGACATTGGTTGGGAGCCATGGCACTTACTAGTATTGTTGAACCGTGACAAAGACGTTATCGGTGGATTGTACCCCATGAAGACTATGCCAATCAAGTGGGTAGTTAACGGATTTGAGGGTGCTGAAGAAGGACCAGATGGATTGCAAGAAGTCAGCAAAGCAGGTACTGGTTTCTTACTAATGAAGAAGCATGTATTTGAGAAATTAAATGTTCACCCTGCAGTTAAGCAGTACAAGAACGACATTGGACTAGATCCAAAGTATGACAAGTACCTAAAGACTTACTTTGACACAGCAGTTCGTCAGAATCGCTACTACAGTGAAGACTGGACCTTCTGTGAAAACTGGCGTGATCTAGGCGGTAAAGTTTATGTTGACAAGCGTGTTCTATTACGTCACAGTGGAGCATATGTATTCTGTATGGAAAATCAGCAACACTTGTTGAATACAATTGGACCTATGTATGTTCAGGAGCAACAAAACCTAGCTGCACAACAAGCACAAGCAAGTGCTGCTCCCGTTGATGCAGGAACCACAAAAGCAACTAAGAAAAGCAAAAAGACAGCATAAATTACACTGTCTCTAATACAAGGGCTATAGCAGACATCTGTTATAGCCCTTTTTTGATAAATACACTATGAACCTTAAGGAACTAGCCAATTTTAAGCTGCACGATGCAGTATTTTTTCACGACCAACTAAATCCAGTGATTTTTTTGGGAGATAAGATACGTCCTGAAGTTAGAAATCAACTATTAGTAATAGCAGAAGATTTCATTGATCATTTAGGTATTCCGCATTTAGAAATAGAAGATGTCACACTGTCTGGCTCAAATGCTGCATATACATACACCAAACATAGTGACATAGACCTACACATTTTGGTAGACATGAAAAAATTAAATGATGATTTAATTTATAGAGAGTTGTTTGATGCCAAAAAAACAATTTACAATGATACACACGACATTAAAATTGGTGGGTATGATGTTGAATTATATGTACAGGACGCAAATCAACCAGTAATAAGTTTAGGCGAATACTCCGTACTAAATGACAATTGGTTAAGATTACCTAAGAAACATCGTAGTAATTTAGATCAAGCAGCAACTAAACTAAAGTTTAATAAGTTAGCACATTTAGCAGAACTAGCGGTAAAACATGATGATGAACAAAGAATAAAAACTCTGCTTAAAACGATAAAGAAATATAGACAAGCAGGACTTGATATACATGGTGAATTTGGTCCTGAAAATTTAGCATTTAAAGCATTGAGATCAAAGGGTATAATAGGAAAATTATACGATAAGCTTAATCAACTGCATAGCGAAAAATTAAGTTTACCTGAGACTGTATCAATCACTGATGAAGATTACGATCCTAATCAAAAACCACCAGGGCCAGAGTTCAAGCCTACTATGCCAGCTGGTACTGTTAAAGTAGACGTAAGTGACGTATACGATTGGTATAAGTTAGGACAACATATTAGCAATCTTGACGGATTAGGTAAACATGATTTTGGCAAAGGGCCGCCTAGTACTATTTTTTCTTTCGGCAGCGAAGAGGCTGAACACAAATATATAAAAAATTTAGAAAAGACTGGACTTACTACAACTGACATTGATCCAGTTGA